CAGCCAACTTTTCACTAATGCGAGGCAATCCTCATTCCCATAGTTATTCGCTACCAGACTACTCAAGTGGCATGAAGTCGATGAAGAGAGGTTCCTTTGGCCCGGTCAATCCAATGTCCGAATCAGTAGCAGCACCGATATTCAATAGTGGAAATACTGATGCATGGGGTCATGAGGGGAATGCCACCCTCGGATGGAAATGGGACAATGATGCTGGCAAGGTCGTTTTCGATGTCAAGGACACACCATTCAAAACCATGCAAAGAACCGTTCATGAGGGATTGGTTTCGGCGGTCGATCCATCATGGAGGAACAAGAAGGTCATGCCTTCAACTTCTTCCGCAGGTATTTTCGCATCCAATGAATCGACATTTGGTTTTCCGACAATTAATTATGACTTGACTAAATCAGATGATGACTACGAACCAACCGGGGTATTCAACAGCACCATAGAACCTGCTCATGTAGTTAGGGACTTAGACGACATGGATACTCTCAAAGGCTTTAGCGGCGATTGGGTTGTCCAGAAGAAACCGAAGGGAGATCATGTCCTAGTGAAGAAGGTCGGCAAGAGCGTCGAACCCATGAGTCTGCCTAGCAAAGTGAAGAAATCCCTCAAAGACACCATCGAAGGGGATGTTGTCCTCGACGGCTTCGTGAAGGGCGACCTTCTGACTGTTGTTGATTTGCTCCTCCACAAGGGTGATGACTTGCACATGGAACCACTTGAGGATAGGATAAACATCCTGAAGACGCTATACACTACGACTGAGAACGTCCACTATCCATCTCCCAATTCATGCGTGAATACTGATGAAGAGGGACTCACGAAGGCGATAGCCAATCTCGACAGGGAGGATTTACTCATCAGGGATGCGACATCCACCTTCATCAAGGGTCGAGATGTCCATCCGAAGTGGGTTCTCTATGCTCAGACGGACATCAGCAAAGCAGCAATCCTCCCGCCATTGCCTGAGATTAGCGTGAAAGGAACAGAAATCATACTGGAATACCCTTCGATCCACAGACCCATAATAGTGAAGACAGAGGTTGATGATGGTGGGCGATACGTCGATTCATACGATGGGCCGAATTATCTAGTCAAGAATGCACAGATGCAATTCGACCTATGGAGTCCCGTAGCGGCATTCCACATTGACCCGGATGATGAGACTCTCCGACACATCCCCTCATTCAGCGTTAAACCATTTTTCCGCAAGTCGATAGACAAGGCCCCGGAAGTCATCACCGAATCAGAGTTCGATGATGAGAAAAGCGTATCTGACATCATGCGTCATGCGCGTAAGGCGATAACTAGCGATGACAAGGCATTATCCACCAAGGAGATACTAGCCCATGTGGATGGTCTGACTGAGAAACTCCTTGAGAATTATGCCGGAGAGTATGGCTTGGAACGCACCGAGGACAATAGATGGACTGTCAATGAGGCAATTGACGATGACATAGCCGAGAAATTCGCATTCCCCCGTATGAACAGAGCATCATCAGATGGTGGCGCGTGGTCTGGTATGCAAGCAGACATCACCGCACCCACAGGCCCGACTGAGATTACCGATGAGGAGAACACCACATTTGGCGATCCGAAGCAGGATCAGATGGAGGTCGATCCCTCCACTATCTTCAGACCCATACACATGGTCGTCACTACCGAGGACGGTGAGGCGGTTTTAGATGTTCAAGAGGACAAGGCAGTAGTTCGTTTCCCACTCAAAGAAAAAAATCACGAAGAGAAAGAAAACGACGTACTGCCAGCCAGCCGTTCTGATAAGGCCGTGTGAGTCTTGACAGCCCTGTCATACTGTCTTTCATATACGATTGTCCGAGATTGGTCGAATTAATGGCAACCGCAGAGATGCACGAACCCTCAGTAGGATGGTCTGCTTTCGGAGCAGACTTCATTCTCAAGCAGGACATCGGCAACGATCTGTTTGTTGCCGGATATGCAAGCGTGGACATGGTTGACAAGCAGGGAGATAGAATCCCCGCCGAGGCACTCAAGAAGGCTTTCGGCAGTTTCATGGAGAACGCAGCCTTCAGGAACGTTCAGTTGGCACATAGCGGGATTCAAGTCGGAGAAGTAGTCCCATCCTTTACAGATTCACAAGGGCGCGTATGGAAGTCAGAGGTTGACGACCACGGCCTATTCGTCGTTTGCAGGATACGCAACGACATTCAGAAGGCACGAGAAGTGCAGAAGCAGGTGCGAGATGGAGATCTTCGCGCCTTTTCAATAGGTGGACAGGCTTTGTTCCGAGTGAGCAAGCACACCCCAGAGCATGGGAACCACCGCGAGATTACTGACCTTGAGTTGCATGAGATAACCCTTTGTAAGAAGGGCATCAACCCAGAGGCCAGATATACAATCCTCAAAATGGATAATGAAAAGGAAGTGAATAAAATGACTGATAGTGAAGCATTAGGAGAAATACGAGATAGCCTGAGTGGAATACTCAGCAAACTCGACAAGAACGAAGAGAAGTCCGAGGAGAAGTCGGAAGAAAAAGAAGAGGTAATGGAGAAATCCACACAAGATGCCCTTCAATACATCGACACTCTTGAGAAGTTCGCGCATGAGAAAGGCGTGAACCTAGACGGACTCAGAGAACACTTTGGCCTAGAGAAGGCTTACATGGTCGGCGTTGACGGCTCTGGCGGCTACTCTCACAGGGGCATGGGTGACGAGATTGGTGCAGGAGAGGACGCTACTGAAGTGACCTACCCTTCGCTATCTGCTCCCGGTGGCAACAAGTACGTCATCAAGCAGCCCGGTGTGAAGAACATGGCCTACAACGCTCCTTCCGGTGGCAAGAACGTCATCAAGGCAAGCGACATTACTGCCAATGACCTTGAGAGAGGATACTCGGCATACGCATCCCTACGCGACGAAGAGGCACTCAAGGGCATAGTCAAGCAGGATTGGGAGACTCGCTACAACGCTGAGACAGCCCGTGCGCTTGAGGTTCAGAAGGCTAACGACTTCGGAGGACAGATCTCGACCCTCAAGGCAGAGATTCAGAACCTGAAGGCTTCTGGCGCAGAGGAAATCAAGAAGTCCGCAGTAGCAATGACTGACATTCGCATCCCCACCCACGAGGAGTTTGCCACTATGGGCAGCGACCTAGATGGATGGAAGGCCACCGAGGATCTAGCACGGAGGGCATTGCGAGGCGAGTGAATCGTTTCTGGGATGACACGGAGAAATAGGAAGTGAAAAATATGAGTGGATCAAGAGGATACATACGAACGATTGAAGACATGGAGAGGCTATACTATGGTGCGGGTGCAGGAGCAAACGCATGGGCCTACTCTGGAACCGACTTGCTAAAGGCAGATTCGCCTTTGGTGAGCAGCACTACCGGGACATACCAAGCGATCTTTGGACGCAAGGTATGGTCACAGTTGAACCAAGAGTTCAACGCATTCAGCATCTTGCCCAAGAAGCCTTGGGAAAAGAGTGGATGGAGAGTCGTGACCGCCAAGCCTGACAACACCAAGGGCGGCGGACTACCTGAGAACGGGACTCTGCCAGAAACCACCAAGCCGACCTTCGCAGAGGTCAGCACCAAGCCCAAGACCGTGGCTCACACCTTCGACCTGAGCGAGACAGCAATGTTCCTCGCTGACAAGGACGACGGATTGGGTGACGCAAGGGCTGTCATGAAGATGGAGATGGCAAAGCACCACGCAGAACACATCAACACGATGCTGCTTCAGGACGTGAACACCACGGCAGGGAACGACTTTGAGTCCCTAGACCGATGCCTGTCTTCATCCTTCACCGAGTCAGCAACTGACTTCGTGGACTTGATCACAGACCACAACCAATACAACATCACCAGAAACGGAGCCGGAGCAGGTTCTCAGCAATGGTACGATGCTAACTGTGACGCAGGAGCAGCAGGTGCTGCCCGCGCTCTCAGCCTGAACGTGATTGACGGAATGTTCCGCAGCGTCTGGGAGAAGGGTGGACAGCCAAAGGTTATCCTAACTGGCTACGACACTCTGGAGAAGGTTCAGCAACTACTCCAGCCTCAACAGAGGTTCACGGAGATGAAGAGGGTAGTACCCGGCGTCAACGGCGTCAAGGGTGTTCCGGGCATGGAGGCGGGCTTCGTAGTCGCCACCTACAACGGCGTTCCTCTGATTCCATCCAAGGACGTGACGGCGGATTCCGGCGAACTGTCAAGGATGTATTTCATGGACAGCGACTATATGTATTTCTGCACGGCCAAGCCAACTCTATACCACGAGTCTGGTATCGAGACTGGCGACCCATTCGGGATCAACAGGCTAGGACAGATGGGTATGTTCCACACGATGGGCGACCTATGGCAACTATTCTATCGAGCGCACGGAAAGGTGAGGGACATCGCCGCGTAGGTGTTCGGAGAATGATGGAGAAAAAAGGAAGTGAAATGAAATGGCAAACACGAATCTAACAGGAAACGGAACAGTAGTCTTCGACAGCCGCCTATGGGGTGGAGTCGGAGAGGATGACACAGCATGGCTACAAAGCCCAATGGGAAGCAACAGCGTGACTGGCACGATCAGTCTAGCAGTTGTGGACGTAGTAGTGACTGACGGAGATGCGGCTTTCGCATACGACGTTGCTCTATCGACTAACGCTGTCAATGGATCTGCACTAATCGGACTACTCGGAGCGCACAACATAACTACCGCAGGTGGAAACGCCTTCACAGTTGCAGGGAATGTGTCAACAACCACCTTGCTCAAACTGACCCCGGCATCAGCAGGTCAGGAC